TACAAGGACTACTCATTCGATGAAGACATCATCTCGATTGCTGCAGACCTTGTCAAAACCCAAAAGGATAAAGAGTCGCTTAGCTTTCTGAAAGACATGTTCGAACTTGATCCCGAAAGGTTTCCATATTACAAGGACCTGGATGCTCTTGCTTTGAAAGCCCATAAGCTTAAGAAACTTGTGCCGGTTGAGGGAGCTGTTGTGTTTGAGACCAGAGATCTGCAATCCAATCTTGCAATGCTAGAGGACAACTGGCTGTGCAAGGCACTGCATGCGGCAACTCTCACAGAAAATGTAGTTGCAATCGATGAAGCAGATAATATCACAATCTTGCCTGATTTCCCCTGCAATCCCAAAGATGAAGTGCTTCCTGTTCTCTTGAGCTATAAGGCATGCATTAGGCAGAAGAAAGGCCATGTGTTCAATATCAAGTTCAACCCGTCTTTTATAGATGAGAAGCTCAGACGTGTCTTGGTAAATGACCCTGTTATAAAGGACAAGAAGATGTTCGCTCCCACCAGCACAACCAGAGACGAGAGGATAAGCTCTTTTGTGAACGACTCCATCGCAGACTACTCAAATGATTTGAATTCTTTCACGTCAATCAGTTTGGAGCAGCCAAAGGATTCCATATGGAAAAAGATGCAGACAATCTCAGCGCTTGCTTCCAACGATCTAGACAACATGGGCAGAACCACTTGTGCAATGTTTGACAATTACCTTGCCATGATCGAAAAGATGTACTTGGGCAGTTGCTTAGCTCACTACTATGAGATCAACAAGTCAATTTTGGCATCTTTGAAGGTTTCCCCTGGCTCATCAGAATACTATGTGGGTGTCAATGGGTCTTTCTGTTCCATTACCATTGTGAAAATGTGTTCAACTCTTGATAGCTTTTCAAAGACCAACTACTCTGTGATATCAAAACTGGAACGCAACTCATCATCCAGAAGGGTCAGGCTTGATGGAACGACTACCAATGGCATTTTCTTCAGCAAGTTCTACTCGATTGACCCAATGTCATTGTCCTACAATCTCAGGCTGCCAATGACTATCTCTTCGTTTGCTACGTGGGAAATTGAAAACAACATGGAGAATGGATCAATTCAGAATGGTAAAACCCCTCAGATCATCTTTGACGCAGCGCTTCATGCTTTGGTTAACAGAGATCAGTTTGCACAAGCAGCAGAACAGGTCAGGTATTTTTATCTCTCTGCAATAGGCTATGGCGGATCTGCCTCAGACATCTCTGACAAAGTCACATTCATGTACAATAGGCACTCATGGGAGAACATATATTTGCTAAGATCTTACAAACTCGCTGCGTGTTTGAATGTGTTGAGTGCTACCAAACAGCTTCCCAGAATAGAAGATCATTCGACAAAAGAACTCCTGGTTGCATTCCCTCACAGCACCTTTCCCAGCAAGAGCTTCTCTCAGACGATATCATCGATGTACGTTTGCAACATATACAACAAATTCAGAGCTTTCCATGAAGTGTCAGGCGCCATGTGTTACACATCCATTCTTGATGAGCTTCAGATATACAAAGACAGAGTCTCTGAGGATGAGAATGCTGTGTCGGGAGTCAGTCCAAACTTGATAACTGCCTTCAGTTTGTCCGAGACTTCTGCAATGGATTATATGCTCACATCTGAATTTGTCATCGATGAGGTTGCGTTCAATGTCACCCTTGCTGCTGTGAAATCCCAAAGGTATTCAGGAAGCATGTCATACATCATGGGCTCCACGTTGTTCCATTCAACTACATCTTCAGCAACAGTGGACAACATATTTCACAAACTAGCTCAGTGTCCGATTGAGGCTTGCACAATGAGAGGCAGCATGGATAAAGGACCGTCGACAGAGGCAGGACAGGGACTCAGAGCAGCATCCGCAGTTCTTGAGGAAATCATAAGGGGTTACAATCTGGATCCTAAGTCTGTTAATAAATCTGTGCTTGGAGCTGCAAACTTGTTCGATAGGATGTCAGAAGACAGCAAGAACTTCTCATTGTTTTCCTTTGTATTGATGCAATTCTGTCTGATTACTGACGCTTATAGGTACAGGATAACAGACAAGGATCAGAAGGGCCATAGGGAAATCAGTGTTCTAAACATAGTCTTTCGCATGGGGGCACTGTTTGTCGAAACTATTAGTAGAGAGCTTTCATCAGAGGTTGGAGATACTGAAGTTGTGCACAAACCCAACAAGGACAAGATAGTTGAAGACGCAATCAAAGAGGCATTCAAAGAAGCTGCTGCATCACCTGGGGCTAGGTGCTTCGACAACAACGATCAAAAGAGGTGGGGACCCAATCACAACATCAATTTCTTTTCCTTCATGATGACGCCAATGTTGAGGTCTGAGCCTGGCTTGATGAGAATGGTAGTGAAAGTCTTCGACAAAACATTTGACAAACGCGCAAAGTTTCCTGAACCCCTGATCAAACTGATAATGAACAAGAAAGTCAGACACACAAGATCAGAGCCATTGCAGAAGTTCATCGACATGTGTGCACCAAAGATGGATAATAAGGTTTTCGAGACAGTGTTGCCAATGGGAATGTGTCAGGGAATTTATCACGATACGTCATCTGTTGCGCATGCCTTCAAGGCAAAGTCTGCCATTCACCTAGCCACTCTCGTAGTGCCATCAGTGGGGATTCACTATTTCAC